AGCCATTCTGGAATTAAGGACGCTAAAGCCTCTTGCTGATCGGCCAAATACTTCTGCATCTGCTGCTGTTGTTCGTGCTGCTGTAAGCTATTTAATCGCTGCTGCTCCTGCTCCACTGCCTGACGATTCTGCTGATACTGGAAGACCTGACTTAGTTGCTTGGCGTATGCAATCGGGTCTGTGTACTGCAAGCTCTCATCAATCTGTGGCTCATCGGCTAGCTTGGCGCTTAACTGCCCTAGCAGCTGCGCGTACTGAGCGCGTTCATTGCGTACAGACTCATATTCCTGCTCGACTGCTTTACGCTGCTCTGCAAGCTGCTGTGTCTTCCGCGTGTAGTCTTGGGTGCGAGAGTAGCCTTTTAACAACTCGTCTTCCGGTACTTCGACTTCTTCTCCGTCGATTTTGACTTTGAATGTCTTGGATACCGGCGCTGGCTCATCATCACCTTCGTCTACTTCTTCCTCTGATTCGGCCTCATCATCTACCTCGTCAGTAGCGATTGCCTCGTCATCGGTCTTGGCCCGACTCTCATCTACTTCCTGACTCTCGTCAGATAGAATACCCATCATGGCGGCTGTTGCATCGAAACTTCCGTTAGGAGTCGTTTCAGTGGTCATAATATCACCTATTTCTGTGCTGCGCGATGGCGGCGGTTTTTAATGTCTACTTCGGCTTTTACCCCTCGCTGCTCAACGATTCCAAGCTCGTAGCGCAGCTCCTCAAGGACTTTAGCCTTGATGTATATGCGCTCGCGCAACTGGCTGTCTGGCTCTGCTGAGTTGAGAAAGTCGTAAACGTACTTGTCGGCTAGCGACTTGAACGCATCAATAAACACCTGGCTCTGAAGAATCTGTCTCGCCTCAGAGCCGCGTTGGACAGTTTGTTCTTCCTTTTCCATATCATCACCTTTGTGTGTGCCGCCCGCGTTATTGCGAACGCTCTGGGGCCGAAGCCCCGAGTTCTTTAGTCGTCCATCTCATCTTGCTGGATAAACCCGACAGCGCCCTCAATGTTTGCCTGTCTGGCCTGCATCTCAGCCATCATTGCACCAAGCTGCTGTACCGCCTGTGTTAACTGGCTTTGATCCGTATTCTTGGACTCAGCATCGTATGCCTTCTGGATTGCATCACGCTCATCTTTGGCCATTTGCTGCAACAGCTTGGCCTTCTGCATTTCAAGTTCAAGCATCATCTGCTCGCGCTGCATCTCTAGCTTGGCCTGCTCATTCTGTATCTTAGCCGCCTGCACCATTGCATCATGGTCTAGCTTTTGTTGCTTGGCATACAATTCGGCCTCAATTCTCATCTGTGCAGACTGTGCCTGTAGCTGTGCTTTCTCTTGTTCGACCTGTGCCAGCATCTTGGTCGCTTCAGCATTAGGGTCAGTCTGTGGCTCGCCTTGCTGCTGTGGAACATCATAATCCATTGGCACCGGCATCCAGAATTGAGCCGCATCCTTGAATCCAGCCAGTTCGGCTATCTTGGCCATCGTGTTACGAATCTGCCCAAGCGTCACCACTCCGTTGTTAGGGCCGAGCGCACTGTACGTCTCGCTCTGCTTCTCCCACTGGTACTGAAGCATCGCTAGGCGCTGCTCTGTAGTGCCTGCTGATAGTGCGACATTGATTGTCACATCCATCTTGGCGTTCCATGGACGCGGGTCAACAGGGATAAACTCGTTGCGTAAGCGGACAATGCGCGGCTGATCTTGGTTTGTAACCATCAATTCAAGCAGGATGGCGTACATACGCTTCAGGCCATTGGCAAAGTTCCGGCAGATTAGCTCAATCTGGCCTTGTCCGCTCGCAATGGCAGCATTAGCCACCTCTCGGGTTACGTTACCAAGCATCGCCGCATCAACGCCCATAGAAGCACCGGTAATGCCTGTGCGTGCTTCTTTGACTTGGCGCATATAGTCCAGCACTGGAAAAGCGGCTTGCCCGTTAAACGGCTGTGATAGATTGGTCACGCCATTAGGTGTCCGCATACGGATGATTGCGCCGATCTCATTATTCAGCACATCCTCGATATTTGCGTCATTCTCAACAACGCCAAGCCTTGGGGAAATAGACTGGGCGAGGCTGTCGAGGGTTAGCCGTAGGATTTGACTGTTAATACGCTGAACGTCATATAGGCGGTCAAACATCCCCTCAGAGAAGAAAGCGTGAGGGTTTGGCGACATGGACAGCTTGAAGAATGGAATGGTATCGACTGGCTCTGACTTTAGAATCTCGTACCCTGGCCCTGCCGTACAGACCTTGAGCAGTTCGGCTATGCCGTCACCATCCAAGTCGTAGCGCGTGTACGCCTCAACGTACATGACCTTCTGCATCCCTTCATTGGCAGACATAGCGCCCGACATACCGTTATTAGGCTGCCGTGCAACTACCTCAGCATTCGTGGATAGTTCGCTGTCGCCAACGTACTCCATCATCTCCTCACGGTCATACCCCATGGATACGAGTTCGTTGACCGTAAGATGGCACCGATGCGCCACAATCTCAGCGTCATCAAAATCAGTGGCGCGGCGGTCGATAAGGAATTGCTCTGGAGGCAGGGCCATAACCCTGAATCGCTTTTGGGTAATCTCCCGCTTCAGGATGGCATCGAACGTGCCGTCTGCTGCTTGGCCGACCTGTAACTCTCCGTCTTCACCGGCCAGCACCATAACGCCTTGCTCATCCAGCCCTTGAAACTGCTGAACGCTTACGTCTTCTTCTTCTTCATGCCATACCTTGCCAATGCCATCGCCAAATAGCAGGCCATCGACAGCGCAGTCTCGGAATTGGCTGTACCAATCATTGTCCTGATCTAGGACGAAGTTCACATAGTCGGTCGCCTGCTCAGCGGCGGCTACATCCTCTTGCGTCCGAGGCTGGAACTCGACAACGCGCTCGCCTCCAAAGAAAGTACGCTGCACGCTCGGCAGGATGGACTGTACCACGTCATGCACATCACGGCAGACTACCTGACTCCGGCCATCAGTTTCATCGCCAAAACGGTCGCCTCGGTAATATTCCATTGCCTTGGCGCGGCCAGGGCTAACTTCCTCATCAATGTAACTTACCGCGTCCGTCAACATGGCCGCTAGCGTGTGCTCAAAGTCTTCTGGTAGTTGGGCCATGTTATTTGCCTATTAGTCCGTATGGGAACGAGGGTTTATCTTCCTCGCCGGGTTGCTTTTGACCATGCCGCCTGCCGCCTTGAATGCTTTATTCTTGGCGACCTGCTCCTCGAACCACTTACTTACGCCGGCCTTAGCATCATCTAACAGCCCCATGTCTGGCGCTCCTGCTGGATTATTGGCCAATCATACCATTTTCAGACCACGGCGTAATGGGCCAGATACAGTGCCTTGTTCGCGTATGGATAGGCATAGATAGCGCAGACCATCGGCGCAATGTGAATGACCGTCGTGCACTGGCGTAGACCTATACTCGCCGGTTGAATCATTCAGTTCGCGCCGGTACATACTCAAGGAAGTGACTGCCTTCTCGACTTTCTTATCGAACCACATTCGAGGCAGTGTCAGCCTGACGGCATGAATACCATCCTCCAGCGACTGCCTGGGGGCGATTCTAAAGTTAATTCCTAGCGAGCGTGCCACTTCAAGGCGAGAGAGGCCGCTACCAAGCTCCCTGACTGCTATGTCATGCGGTGCCCAATGGTCGCCGTACAGATAGCCCTTGTCAGCCAATACCTTGGCATAGTGCGGCAAGCCTTCCCCGCTCTGCTCATAGTAATCAATCAGCCTTACTTCATTCCGATGGATCTGGGCAAACCAAATGACGGTAGCATCGCCAACACCTAAATCCCATGCGGTAATGACCGGCAGAGCCTGGTCGTAGACGGTTAGCCCTGTGCGCCCGCCGCGCTGCGCGTCGATGATCTCTTTTTTGTAGATTGAGCCATCCGTGAATCGGCGGAACTTACCCTCCCAAATGAACTCGGCTTCCTCGAAGTCGGTCGCTTTAAGATGCTCCATTTCTCTACGTAGCACATCGGGGAACCATGGGTTATCCGACCAATTGACGTTCACAACCCATGAATCAGGCTGTGGATGCGCTACAAACCGCTGCCATGTTGCATCGTCTGGATGGTTAGGATTGAACGTGAGCCATATCTCAGAGCCTTCTTTACGGATGGTAGGCACAAGCGTAGACCAGCTCGTCTCGGTGACTTTCTCAGCTTCTTCGACCCAACAAATATCAACGCCTTCCATGGACTTAATCTTTGGAGTGTTATGTCGCAAACCCTCAAAGATAAACTCGGAGCCGTTAATGCCTCGAATGCAGTCGCGCAACACCGTATAGAACGAGCTAAGCCCCATTGCCACGATCTGATCACTCAGCAGCTTGTGCACTGACTCGTCTAGGCTGTTTTGCAGCTCTCTGGCGCAAAGGACGCGGGTTGGCTTTTGGCTGGCGATAACCAGCAGTGCTATTGCCACGCCCCATGACTTGCCTGAGCCGCGACCGCCCCACAGCACCTTATAGCGCATTGGATCGAATAGAGGCCTCAGCTTACTTGGTAGCTGAATCAATGAACGTCACCTGCAAGCCCTTGATTGGCCCGCCATTCGGGCCGGAAAGTTCGGTTTGTGTTTTGTCTGTCCAGTTAAAGTTCTTGAGAGCGAAGATAGTCCCCGACGGGCTAAGCTCTGAATTACCTAGTCTTTTCTCGTAATTATGCTCCACTAATAGCTTGGCTCTTTTTACGGAGTACGAAAACCCGTCATATTCTGCGTACTCGTCAATGGCTGATCTTGAGCAAAATCCTAGGTGCAAAGCAAGGCCCGTCCACGTTACAGGTTCATCGCACTCAATGAAGTATTCATCGACCTTGGCGTCGAACTCTTCAGGCGAATTGTACTTGCGTGGTCGTCCGCCTAGGTTTTTTTCCTGCGTCATTGTGAGAATCCTCATGGTTGTTCTCGGTCTTGGTCATTGTAGCATGTTACCTCACCACCTCGCTGCCAGTAGTCTGCTCATTGTATCAGATGCCGGCTCAACCGGCGATGAGCTACATTGTCCGACAATATGCCATTGTCTGATGTAAAGAATAAAAAAGCCCGCAGCTACGGGCAACACCATCCGCAGCCCGATTGTTCTGCGGTAGGGTGGGGGAAGGGTTGTGGGTGCAGGTGCGCGTCCTGCCGCTACTAGGCCACGGCTTACGCGAACTGAACCGCGCAGTCTATGGCGTTCACGTTCCCACAAGTCTAGGCTCTACCATTGATGCGCCCCGGCCACTTTAGCGCAACCCATAAGGCTTCGGCCAGTTCGGCCTCTTTCCTGCATCATCGCGCTTGGTATGCGCTCGGCTGGGGTACCATCCCTTGCCGACATAGAGCCTAGACTTGTAGTGGCCGGTCTTTCCCGGCTGTCATGTTGGCCCGTTGCGATCTCGGGTTACTGCCATCATTCACCACAAGCTCAACCGCCTAGCTGTAAGCGGCTGACTTGTGGCCTCTCTAGGGTGCCGTCCATGGCAGGGAGAGGAACTCAGTTTAACACATGCCGTCCGTGGCGTGTGGTGGCAGCGGTTAG